TGGGAGTTGAGATATTCAAAGAGGGAACGGCGCGATAAATCGAGATTTTGGGGAATGGGCCGGCATTTATCGAAACGCCCACTGGAAAATCTCTTTCGTTACAGGAAACAAGGGGAATCGGCGCCGGTTCCCCTCTTTTTTGCCCGTTCAGGTGGATAGACCCGCAATGTACTCGTTCAGGCTGTCCAAGATGAACGCCAGCTCCTCCGGATAGAGCGTTTCGTCTGATCGGACCGGAAGATAGGGGCGCGCTGGGATAGTCACTTTGAGGCCACGGCCAGCCTGACCGCCAAACTGCTGGATCGCAGCATACAGCGGCGTGGCCCCTACGGTCAGCGTGTCGGCGGTGGCCTTCCAGACGATTTGGCGGCGCAACTCGCCCTGGTCAATCAGTGGCTTCTTGCTGCCCAGCTTCGCTAGGCCCTTACCGTTGAGCAATCCGCCCTGCTTGCTATAGGCATAGCTGCGCTCCCCTTTGGCGTTGCGATGGCGGGTGAGCCGGCTGCCGAGCGCCATCAGTGTCGCTGCGCTATTGGGCAACCATGGCACACCATCCGGCCCGGTGCTGGTCTCAAAGCGCCGCTTCGTGCGCTCCACCAGGTCTTCGCCCAGGCCACCCAGGAAGCCCTTGGCGTTTGTGACGCGCTCCTCCAGGGCCAGAAAGGCGGCATGCACCTGGTCGTCTCGCACTTCAATCGTGAAATTGCTCATCTCCTGGCCTTTCCGTAGAATTCGACTTGCTCCGCGCTGTACCGTCCCCTGGGTAGTTGGATGCCCGGATCCGTTTCGGACGTTTTGGACGAGAGGGCGTGGAGCCCCATCACTTGCCTGTCTTGATCACCAGTGTGGTCAAGGCCAGCGCCCGATTTTTCTTCCCCGACAGCACCTCGAACACGGCCCGATACACCTCGGAGCCGAATTGCTTGATCGCCAGCACCGTTGGATTGCCCTGCCGGCTGGTGTCCCCCGGCCGCAGCGTGTCCGCGTCATTGAGCACATCCACCAGGCGTTCGTAATCGGTAGGCTCAGCAGGTCGCTGGCCCTGGCCATCGTGGCCGTGGCTGGTTTGGACATGGCGCACCGCGTCTGCAGGCAGCAGAACCACATACCCTTTGACGTCGGTCGCGGCAGCCTGACCCACACCTTCGAAATCGTCCACGAACCCCAGCCACAGGGGTTCCTTGCGCTGGCTGTCGGCCAGGATCTCGGCCGCATAGGTGGCAGGCGCAGCGTTGGCATTGACATAGCGGGTCAGATCCCGTGAGAGCGCGGTCGTGATCGCGTCCGGGTACTTGACCATCTTGTCCTGCACCATCTGACGCAGCGAGGTGTCCCGTGCGGCGCCTGGCGTGTAGTCGAAGCCCTTGTCTATGCCCACCTGGGCCCCCGTCTTGGGGTCGATCTGGTCCCAGCCCTTGGGGGCATCACCCAGGCCGGCCCGGATGCTGGCCAGACCTTCCTTCTCGCTCACAGCCGTGATACGGCATTGGCAACCCCACCCGTTGGGGCAGAAATGGGTCTGCCAGAAAGGGTGGTCATAGCGGGCTGTAAAGCCGTGCCAGGCCAGGTGCCAGGGGCGTGGGTGCATCACCCCGTCGCTGTGGATGTAGCGCCAATACGGGCGCAGCGCCAGGAAATCAGGATCCATCAGCTGCTGATAGCGACCGGCTGCGTAGCTGGTGGCCATGTTGGTCTGGTAGATGGTGCGGGCCCGCCAGGCTTCGCCCTCGGGGCTACCCTCGCCGGTCCAACCCGTCCACCCATGCTTGGCCACAATGGCCTGGAATTGATCCTGGAACTGACGCACGCCGCCACCGGCCTCGGCCGTATCGATGACGGCCTGGTGCAGGTCGTACAGCAGGTCAGCCTTGGCGACACCGGCCACGATGAAGGCACGGTCGTGGGCGCTGCGCTCAATGTCATCCCAGCGCTCAGAGGGCAGGCGCAGCTTGCCCTTCAGGAATGCGATCTGCGCCCCCCAGGGCGTGCCGAATCCGACGTTCAGGCCAGCCACCGTGTCAGCCCTCCGAGCGGGCTGCGTCCATGCCCTTGAGCTGGGCCATGGCGTTGGCAGCGGCCATCAGCTTCACGAGCTGTGCCGTGTCCAAGTTGCCATAGGCCTGGACCAGGGTCGCCTGAACCTGCGCCAGGCTGTCGGCGCTCTGCACCAGCTGCTGCACCTGTGCAATCAGCTTTGACCAGGTGGCGCCCGCCTGCACCATCAGGGTCTGGGTTTCATCGGCGATGGGATCGGTGGGGGAATCGCCTTGGGCGAACGCCACGGGAGCCGCAACCGTCCCTGCAGGTGCCGGCGTAGCTGGGGGTGACGTGGCAGCCGGCTCCTGCAGGTCGCCCTCCTGGTAGCCGTAGCCCCGCATCCAGTATTTTTTCGTGAAACGGGCACCGGCCTCGTAGTTGCTCTTGTCGCGAGCCGCCTGCAGCTCGTCCTGGGCCTCTTGGTCCCACAGGCTGAACACCGGAGCGGCAGCATTGGCCCAGTTCTGCTCGCACACCCAGCGGATCAGGGTGTTGATCGCGCCGGCCACCAGCTTGGCGTCCGCATCGCGCAAATCCCGGGTCACTTCCAGGCCCGAGACAGACGAGGCCTTGTTGGCTGTCGCCTCGGTGCTTTGGTTCTGTCCCAGCAGGGCAATCGATATCTCGCCCCGGCACAGCATGACCAGGCGCTCGTACAGGTCAGCACTTGCAGACTTGCCAGCTAGCTCCACCAGGTCAATGCTGCCGTCGTCCGGAATCACGGCCACGCCATCCTGTATCAAGCTTTCCAGGTCGTCGAGCAGCTCGGCGCGCTCTTCATTGGTGGCCGATCTGGGCAGCTTGCCAACAGGCCAGGCACTCCCGAACTTCTCGGTGAACGAGAGCCAGAACTTGATCCCGCCCTTCTTGAACGTCAGGGGCCAGAAGCACATCGACAAATCGGGGATGCCATAGGGGTTCTGATAGGTGGCATCCTGGCGCGGCAGCAGGAACTTGCGCAGGGGCAGCAGCTCGCCATAGACCGGATCCTGGCGGGTCTTGAAACGCAGTTGATTGGTGGCATCAAAGCAGAACCACTCGGGCGGCTTGGCGATCACGTCACCCGGCGTGATCATGCCGCCCGTGCGCTTCCACATCACTTCCATGGGCTGATAGCCGTAAAGCGTCGCCTCCAGCGCCTGGCCGATGAGGGTCTCCAGGTCCAGATCGGCCAGCAGGGCCTCAATCGACTTGGCCACCCGGCTGGGGGCTTGGCCACGATCCAGCCCCCACTCCAGGGCTTTGACGGCGCTCTTGCGCCTGCGGATGGCTCCGCCCACCAGGGCGTCGGTACGCATGTTGCGGTACACCGCGATGTCTTTGCCCTGGGCCTTGAGGATCGGGTCAGGGTTGGGCAGCAGCATGCCCAGGGCCGTGAAATCGAGGCTTCGCTCCCGGGTTGCGAGATGGTCGGTCAGACCGAATTGGTTGGGGGTCATTGCCATGATCGATTACCGGCTTGTCACCGGTTCAGTAGCCGTTGAGGTTGACGCCACGGATGCGGACGCCAGCTTTGCGCTTGCGGGTGGAGGCCTTCACGGGCCCCAGGTTGATCTCGCGGCTGGCGTAGTAGGCAAGGCCCACGGCAACAGCGGCGTCACCGTGGCGCTTGCCCTTGTCTTCGCCTGTGCTGCGCGTGTCTGGGATGCGCGGCACGCCACGCACCATTTCGACGGCACGCAGATCGTCCAGCACGTCAGCATCCTTGGGCAGATCGTCCAGGGTGCCGTCTTCCAGAGCGGCCTTCACTGGGGGCATGTGCTCGCGGTACCAGGACTCGGTCAGCATCACCTGGTGGATGCGGCTGGGGCCATATCGCTGCATGGCCACCTCGGCCAGGTACTGGCCATTGCCCCGCGCATCGAATGCACCACCCCGAAAGCGCGGCAAGCGGTCGAGCAGGTAGAACGCCACCTGCTCTTGCTGGCGAAACGGCACATTGCGTAGCTCGACCATGAAGGGCACCCGGCGCACCAGGTTCTGATGCTGCAGCAGAGGCGCATGCACAGACAGGTCGCCGCTGCGCCCGAAGTCCTCGCCATCGAAACTGATCACCTCCTGCGGCAGGGCCAGCAGTATCGGGGCCATCTGGGCCTCCAGCCAGTCGCGGCACTCGGCGGCACGGATGTGATCAGGCAGCACCTCGAAGCCCGCCTTACACTCCCAGCGCAGCACAGGCGTGTTGGGGTTCATCCGGGATTCGATCAGGGCACGGCTCAGCCAGGCCCCGCCAGAGTTGGCTGGGATGCAGTCCAGCTCCTCGCTGGCACCGTCGCCATAGAAGGCGTACACACCCGCCATCCACTCGGCCTCTTCCTTGGCCACCCAGGTCTTGCCCAGGCGCATGCACACCCGGCGATACAAGCCATCCGACACCGCCTCCTGAAAGGTGACCCGGTGCACCGTACCCCGGCGCTTGCCAGCCCGGATGTCGGTGATCAGTTCGTTGAACGGGTTGTCGGTGCCGTTGTGGGTGCTGATCACCCGCACCTTGCCGCCCCAAATCAGCATGGCCATGGCGGCCTTGAGCAGCTCTTTGAGCTGGTCATGGAAGGCAGCCTCGTCAATCACGATGATCCCCTGGCGGCCGCGCAGGTTCGAGGGCCGGCTGGTCAGCGCGACGATCCGGAACCCGCTGTCGGGGAACTTGATCGTGAAGGTCTTGATGTTCTTGTCCTCGTCAGACTCGCCATCCCAAAAGCCCTCCTCGATCTCGCCGGCCGCGTAGTTGAACACCCGGGCCCACATCGCGCAGGCCTGGATGTACTCAATGGTCATGTCCTGGTTGTAGGCGATGTAGTAGACGTTCTGGCCGCCCGCGCTGCGCGCCGAGGCGGCAGACAGCACGTTGTCCGAGGCCTCGCCCCAGGTCAGGCCCGTGCGGCGGCTCTTCTCAATCACCTTGAGCGGCGATGGGTCAGCCACCCAGCGCTGCTGATAGCCCATCAACACCGCAGGCGTGGTGGCGCTGCTGGTGTCAGGGATCTCGAAGGGGACAGCAACCAGGTCGGTCATGCGGCAATGCCCAAAATCTCGCGGCGCAGCTGCTCGACGGTGTCGGCCGACAGCCCGCCCTTCTTGGCGATCTTTTCGACGTTGGCGGCGGCTTCTTTGGCTCGCTGGCGAACGTCACGCTGGAACTGCTTGAGGCCAATGCTGCTGCGTGTCAGCGTGGCGATGTTTTTTGCGGCCGAGCTGAGCATGGACACGCGCTCGCCCGCGTCCATCTCTTCGTCATCGGCCTCCTGGATCGACATCAAGGCCTCGAATAGCTCGGTCTGCACCAGGGCGGTCAGTGCCTCGCTGCGGGCGTCTTCATCGTCGCCAGCCTGAGCACTGATCAGCTTGGCTGCCTCGGTGCTGGCCCTGATCGCCGAGAGCCGGCGCTCCAGCTTCTGGCCATAGCGGTGCACGGCGGCCCGGCTGGGCAACTCGCCGGCCTGTTCCTGCGCGGGAAACCGTGCGCGCAGATCTGTGATCAGCTCATCGAGCGTGAAGCGGCCCTCGGCCAGCTTGCCCTCGATGTAGCTCTTGACCTGCTCAGGCAAACGGCTGATGGTGCTTTTGCGGCCCATCGTGCCCTCACCAGTACTTCTCGGGCCGGGCAATGCCAGGCTCGCAGGGGATGGTGTACTCCGCCAGGTCAGTGCCGATGCGGGTCAGGTCGGCAAACCACTTGCCGCTGGGGTGCTTCTCCAGCTTCAGCAGCTCACGGTCTGCCAGGTAGTCGAGCTCGCGGCGCAGTTCATGGGGAGAGGCATCCGGGTACTCGCTTTGCGCGACCGACAGGATCGGGCCCTCGTAGGCCCCGATGGGGCGGGCATTGTTGAGGGTCAGGATGATCAGCCAGCGAAGTGCTTCGCGACGAATGCGGGCCTGGTCAATGGCGTTGTTCATGGATTTGCTCCCTGTTTCTGAATGAGGGCGCGCAGTTGCACGTTTTCAAATTTGCCAGCCAGGCCGTCGAGCTTGGCTTCGAGCACGGATTGGCCGCGGATGTAGTCCTCGCGGCGCACGTAGTTCATGGGCAGCTCGGACTTGAAGATCAGCATCTCGCGCTCCACGCGCAGCCATTGGCTTGCTTCGTCGCGGTTCTCCTCCTCAATTTTTTCGAGGCGACGCGACAACGCGCCGAACTGCTGATCCATAGATCGCTGGAACTGGCGCAGGAGCAACTTTCCAGTCGCGCCGCACGCTGCGAAGAAGGCGATCAGCAACATCACCAGGGACCAAAATTCAACCTGCACAGTCACTGCTGCCCCCCGTCAATCCAGTCCAGCAGGTCGACCACGCGCCCTGCACAAATGCCATAGAGGTCATAGAGATCCTTGAGAAGCACCGCCACGTTGTCGACCTCATCGTTTGGGGGAATCGGTGGAGGCGTCGGGCAGTGCACTGCGTACTCCGCTGGTAGCGGCTTGGGCGGCTCGGTCACGAGCCTGGGTGAGCTGCTGCATGACGTCAGCAGGAAACACGCAGCCAGCGCGGCTGGCCGCAGTAGAAGCGAGCGCATGTTGAAACTCCTTGGTGGTCTGGGCGTCATGCGCCGCGCGTTGGGCCAGCGCAGTGCGCATGGCCTTGCTGGCCTGGCCGGCTGCTGCGACCAGGGATTTGTGGGACTCCAGCATCTGGCCCATGTCGGCCAGAGCTTGCGCGTTGGCCTGGGCTATCTGCTGAGCCTTGCCGTCCTTGATGCCTTCGTCATGGCCGCTGTCATACCCTGTGGCGTGCCCAAATGACCAACCCAGTGCACCGCCAACAGCGATGAGGGCAGCGCACGCGATAAGGATCAGTGTGGCCTTCATGGGCATGCCCCTTGGCCCCAGCCGGCAGCCTCATACACCGGCGCCCAGCGCTTCAGGATGCGCTGGGGGTACTCGCGGTTCTCGCGCCAGTTGGCGGCTGTCCGGCCGGCATTGACGAGCTCCACGTGGCCCCACCAGCGCAGCGGGTCGAGCCCCTTACTCGATGCCAACGCCTGGTCACGCTGAACCCAGCCCAGGCCGCCGTTGTAGCCGGACAGAACCATGGCCATTCGATCGCATGGGCTGGTGCCCCGCACACGGTCGAGAATCCATTTGTCGTAGCCCACCATGGAGCGCAGCGCCCAGGTCGGATTGGTGGGTTGGCATTGGGCCGGGGTGAGCTTGTTGAGCTGGCACCACCAGGCGGCCGTAGAGGGCATGAACTGGGTCAGGCCCTGAGCACCCACTGGGCTGACTGCGCCAGGCCGCCAGGCGCTTTCCTGGTGGACCTGGGCGGCCAGTGCGGCCACCGGGGCGTCCAGGCCCCATTGGGAGTGAGCTGCGCGGGTCAGCTCGTTGCGGTACCGGTTTGCTGCAGGTGGTACCTGCGCGTCAGATGGCTGATGCCATGCGAGGGCCGTGGCAACAGCGGCGGCTACGAGCCACGGCACCAGGCGGTGCCAGGTGGGCGGGCGGCGCATGGTCAGGCCCCCAGGCCCATGGTGAGCATCGTGGCCGCCACGATGACGGCCCGGCGAATCATGGCCCAGCCCATCAGGCGGATCATGGCCTCGTCGGTCACCGAGTGCAGGCTGCAGGTCTGGGACTCGGCATCACAGACCGCCACCTCAACCTCTTCGCCCTCCAGCTCTTCAAGCGCCAGGAACGAATCGGGCCGGGCGTAGGGGAACAGGCTGCGGTCGATCCAGTAGCCGACCACGGCGGCCAGCGTGACCAGGCTGGCCTTGTAGAGGCTGGTGGGCAGCTGCTGTGGCGCAATCATCCAGACCAACACCGTCAGCAGCAGTGCCGCAAACAGCCATTCGAGCATGCGCGGAGCGCGCAGCGACTTGGGGAGAGTGGTATGTGTGCTCATGCCCAGCATGTTGCTGGGCAGAGTGGTGAGCGCGTTAGAGGGAGCGCTTCAGAGAAGCTCAGTCAATTGGGGAGCAGCTGCTATCCATCACGATCTTCAGGCTCACTCATCTGCTCAAAGATCAGTACAAAAATTTCAGCCATTCTCACCATTGATGCGAGGGCATAGATGCCTGAGGTGACGACCAACGTCGAGGCGTTGGTGCTCAGTCCAGACTCCGTTTCAATGAAGAAAAACGCAACGACACAGATTGCCGACAATGACAGACAGCTCCAGATTGCTGACCTCAAGTACTGCTTGATCTGCCCCAGCTTGTTTTTGCGCTTCAGCTGACGCCCGATCTGCGTGGTTGAGAGTGACATCAGGATTGATAGCGCGGTCGTCAGAAAGCCACCAGAGATCGCAGCAGCGGAGACGATCGCGGCCAGCAGTTCCTTCGCGAAGGAACTGGGAATTGTCATATCCCGAAACCACCACACACTTGCGCCAGCGACCGTTACGAACAACGGCCCCCAAGACTCAAGTCGCAGTCGATTGATCACTGTGTCACCCCAAAGTATCCAGCCAAGCCCGGCAGGCCCGTCGCAGCACTCGGATTCTAGAGGTGTAGGAGTACCGGTGTTTAACGACTTCTAATTCGGTCTCTGGAAACTGAAGCTTGACCTTGTGTTCGATGAGTTGGAGCAGTTGGTCCTTACCATTGATAGCGGCATCGCCGCCCCTGACATTGATCTTGTCCACAGCATCCTCGCTGCTGAGCAAGCTCTTGATCATTGCCTTGATTTTTCCAGGGTCAAGAGCACCCCCTTTTTTATGGGGTTCATTTGCGCAGAGCTTCACATAAAGCCGGGCTGCTTTGGCACCCGCAGCAGCTTCCGTCACTGACTCAGATATAGAGTCCGCGGCATTGCTGAAGGCTCCGACATTGGCGGAAATCTCGATCTCAGAGAACCTCTTCATGGCCCTCATCTTTTCCATCACTTTGTTGTCCAAGTAGGCCGAAACCGAGTAGTCGAAATGCCTTTCATGGTTGCCAGGATCGAGTGCATTGAAGTATTCAGCCATTCTGTTTGGTCCAACACCGAACTGGTTGTTGAGGACCAATAACCACTTCTTCGTTGGCAAATACAGGGCAGACGTCTCTTCGCCAAAGTTCTCATTGACTTCCAGGGAAACGTCTTTGATCTCAGAGTTCGCACTCAGGCGACCAGGCCCAATTTCGCGCTGTCGCGCAAAGTCAAGGTGAAAAGCAGGGTGCGGAACAATGTTGTCTGCCGCTTCGCGCTCGACGCGATCAAGTCTGAAATCGCCACGCCATCTTTGCCCTAGAGGAAGCCCCATGTACTCGTTGAGTGTCGTACTCAGTTTTTGTGTTTTTCCATCAGTCCACTGCACCTCGAACAGGTTGACGGTTACTTGCCTTGTCATGACTACTTGATCTCCCTATTGAAAATGAAAATGCCCAATCACTGCGCCCCTCTGCGCCTCAATCCCTCGCGATACAGCACCCCTCCGATCTCCCCCAGCACCGCCAGGTCATCCTCGGTGAGGTGATCGCGGGCCAGGTCCATCCAGGCCGCCAGGCGGCTGATCGCATCGTCTAGGCCGGCCTCGCTGCCCTGCAGGTCCAGCAGCTCGGCCAGCTGCTCGAAGAGGTGGATGGTGGGGTGGGCTGTCATAAAAACTTCAAGACTCAGCTCAGTCGGCGGATGTCAATCCACCCAACCTTCTTGCCTTCGTTTCGACCGCGATGATCATGAAATGGTCGACGGACTGAAAGCAAAACTTCGGTTGATTGATGAACTATCAGCGCGTCGATCTTGCTTCGTTTGAAGGTTGAAGTGGCGGCTGCGATTGCCTGACTGGCTGAGTTGAAAAAGCGGTCCTCTTGATGAGGGTTTCCACTCTGACGGAAAGTTTGGACGACATAGCTGCCTTGCTCGTGTAACTTCGAGTGGGAGCCAAGTGATTGCAATTCAATAAATTGCTTCTCTTCGACCCTCGCATCGATCAAGACACGAGAGTTCTGGTCTGGCTTCTTGAGAAGTTCAGCAATCAGCCAGATGGCGCCAAAGACAACAAAAACGATGGTCACAGCGCTCATTTGCCGCCCTTAGACGTCGCGCCTACCTGGGGATGATTCGTATTGCCCAAACTCGACCGTGACTTGACTGTTTCGACATACCTACGGACCCGATAGAGCTGATGGCCTTCGAGGTCAATCACCCTGGTCGTATTGAACTCTCGCCGCATAAATTCCAGCACCTTCTCGTCACTCGGAAGCTTTCGCATCAAGCGCAATACCTGCCTCTGATCGTCATTAGCCGCTTGGCGTGGCCTTTGCTCGACCACTACGCGGGATTGATCAGTCGAGGAGGCGACGGTCGTATTCACGTGATAGGTGTTGTGGACCACGGTGACAGGTCCAGCCTTCCCGATCTGCACGCCAAAGTCTCCCTTGACCTCTTGTTTTGGCAGCAGCTTGCGCATCCAGTCAAGCAGCCACTTGGGTATCACTGACAACGTTCATTTCCCCCGTTTGATCGTCACGCGGCCGCTTCCGTTTCCGATTTGGACACCGTGATCACCGATGTGAACTTGGTTCTGAGATCGATTTGTCATGACCGGCGCCCGCGTCTGCGATTGGGTTTGTGATCCGACACTGAGACCTGCAGACAGTAGGGCTGCTGTCTGAATAAGGTGAATTCGAGCCTCAGGTGAACACCGGCGATAGCTCTCTAAAAGCGCCACCTCAGCCGCATCAACCTGAGGCGCCTCAAATCCTCTTGTACCGGTCAAAACAAAGGCTACGTCCACCCCCATCGCAAGAATCAAAGCGATGTAGTCCGCATCCGGCCGACGTGCATCTGTCTCGTAGTTGAACTGCGTCTTTCGCGTCGTACCGGCTCGCTCCGCAAAAACGGTTTGACTCAAGCCAAGTCGTTCACGCTCCTCTCGCAGCCTGTCACCAAACGAACTCATAAAACCTCTTGACCATGGGTTCGTTCGAACCCATAATTGAGCCAACAAATAAACACAAACATGCATCAGCGCCAACTGATGTAAACAAATTAGGACGCACCACCATGCTCAAAACTCGTGCACAGGTCCGTGAAGAGTTCGCCCGCCGCGGCCAGTCCATTTCAGGGTGGGCTAAAGCAAATCGCTTCAGCTCCACGCTGGTAACCGCCATTCTTGCCGACAACGAGGCTTCTCCTCGTTACCAGTGTTTGCGTGGTGATGCACACAACATCGCCGTCGCACTGGGTCTGAAGGAAGGCGAAATCAATCGCCAGCCTAGCGCAGCCGCAGCCTGAATTTGAACCTTGGAACGTCCAATGTCCAATGTATCAAATCTTTACGACCAGCAGGGCTTCAGGCGAGATGCCCCTGTAATCGGGGGCGACTACGCCGCGCATCGTCAAGCACATCAGCCAGCTCCTGCAGGATCCGGTGGCTTGTCGTGTGAGCCGGTGTCCGACCAGGCTGCACTGCCTGGCGCCACGCCTGAGAAATCTGGGGGCCATCAATGACCCCAGCCATTTCCAGCCGAGCAGTCACCTGCAGCAGTGCTTTGCCCACGGCGTCGATTCGTCCGGCCAGCTCGTCAAATTCCAGTTCGCTCATCGCTTCCTCCTGTGTGTCGATGGGTAAATTGTTCGGCGGCGACACGTCGAACACCAGCCCCACAGCGGCAATTTGTTTGGAAGCGCTCCTGCAGAGGGGCTTCCAATGAGCCGCCGCAACTGGAAACAGGCTCGGCCCAACAGCCTGGTGCACGCCCTGCGCCTGTGCAAGGAGTTCGCACTGGAGCGGCACCACCTGAGCGTGGAGCGCATCGCCGACCGCATGGGTCAGACCCACGACAGCCTTTACAAGTGGCTTTCCTCCGGCCGCATGCCGGCCATCCTGGTTCCGGCCTACGAGCTGGCCTGCGGGTGCAACTTTGTCAGCACCTGGTTGGCGAGCAGCGCCGGCCGCATGGTGATCGACATCCCCACCGGCCGCGCCGCTGGCCAGGTCGACATGGTCGAGCTCAACAGCGGCTTCGCCGCCGCCCTGCAGCTGCTGACCGACTTCTATGCCAAGCCCGGCGGTGACCCTGCCGCCACGCTGGCGGCCATGCAGGCCCACCTGGGCCAGGTGGCCTGGCACCAGGCCAACGTAGCCCGCTTTTCCAACCCCGAATTGGAGTTCGAATGACTACCAAGACCATCCCCCTGGCGGCGGTCAAGGATGCCTTGATGCTGGCTATCTTGCGCAGCAAGCGCCCAGACATGCACATGGGGCGCTTTGCAGCCTTCACGCAATACCCCATCCATAACATCGGCTGCCGCGAGGCCATTCGAGGCCATGCCCCGTACCCACATATGCGCATGCACCTCGGGTTCATGTGCAAAGGCTCCTTGGACAGGCTGCTGCTTCGCATCCGCTGTGAGCATGGCCTGGCCCGTGTGCACGAGATCTGGGGCGTGGGGCTGCGCGCCCTGGAGGCTGAGTTTGACCAGGGGGTGATGCGATGAGCTCCACCACCACCTATGAGCTGGCGGGCCCCATCCGCAACGCCTGCGAACTGTTCCGTCTGCTGGCTGGGCACGAGCTGCTCGGCCTGGCCCCCGGCGAGATCGCCACCGGCCTGGGCGTAGCCCCGAGCTGGGTCAGCAAGAACCTGCCAGCCCTGGCCACCACCGGCTTTGTGGAGCAGGTGCAAGGCACCAACCGCTGGCGGCTGGGTGTGCAGTTTGTGCGCATCGCCACCACGGTGGCCACCAACCTCAACCAGGCCCGCCGCCAGCTTGACGACATCAGCCACCGCTATTCCGTTCCCCTGTAACCGCCACTGAATCGAGAACACCATGGCCAAGAAACCTACCCCAGCCCCTGTCAGCAAAGAAGTGGCTGTGAATGCTGAAGTGATCGCATCCGACTTCTCTGCCGCCAACGCCCTGGCCCTGATCACCCGTGAGACCGAGGCCCGTACCCGCGCCGTCGCCATCCAATTGGGCTACCAGTTGCCCGCCGACTGCACTGACCCTGACCTGATCCAGCGCGATATATCGGCCAACATGCGCCGCAGCGTGGAGGCCTGCCTGGAGGTGGGGCGTGGCCTGGCAGTACTGAAGGCAGCATGCCCACACGGGCAATTTATGGAGCGCTTGGACTCGCTCGGCCTCGAGGCGCGAGTAGCCCAGCGCTTCATGCAATCAGCTGCCAAATTCGCAAATGCGGCGTCAACACCGCTTTTGAAGGCTGCCGGTAACCAGACCAAGCTCTTCGAAATGCTCGTCCTGGACGATGAGCAGATCGAAGAACTGGAGCTGACCGGCCAGACCGGCGAACTGAGCCTGGACGACATCGCCACGATGTCGGTGAAGGAGTTGCGTGCAGCCCTGCGCGAGGAGCGCCAGGAGCACAAGGCCAACAAGCAACTGCTGCAGAAGAAGAACGACAAGATTGATCAGTTGGAGCTGGACCAGAAGCGCATCGCCAAGATGCCGCCGGATAAAGAGCTGGCAGCCCTGATGGATGAGGCAAACCGCATCACCAAGGATGCGATAGGCGCCATCCGAGGCGGTGTGCGGGCGGCTCTGAAAGCCCTCAAGAACCACCCCGATGACAACGCCGTGCTGATGGCCGGCCTGGTGGGCCAGATCCAGGCCGACCTCAACGCCCTGCGCCAGGAGTTCGACCTGCCCGACGTGAGCAATGCAGCCGATGCGCAGCTGGCCTCAGAAGTCGCCCAGTGGGCGAAGTGATCGGCACCACACCCCGAACGCATGTCCATCAATCCCGTGATTGCCCAGCGCCTGGTCCTGGTGGCCCAAGAGGCTGCCGCTGCCGCCCCCGGCGGCAAGCAGGCGATCTACGCCGCAGCGTGCGCCGAGCTGCAGATCAGCCTGGCCACCCTGCACCGACATCTGAGGAAACTGACCGTGAAACCCGAACGCAAGCAGCGCAGCGATGCCGGTGAGGTGTCCCTGAGCCGTGAGGAGGCGGTGGCCATCAGCGCCATGCTGATGGTGAGCCACCGCAAGACCAACAAGCGCCTGATGTCCATCGGCCAGGCGGTCGAGGTGCTGCGCGCCAATGGCGAGGTACGTGCCGAGCGCCAGGATCCCGACACTGGCGAGCTGATCCCCCTGTCCGACAGCGCCATTGCCCGCGCCCTGCGCCAGTACGGCATGCACCCCGACCAGCTCAACCGGCCCACCCCGGCCGTCGAGCTCAAGAGCCTGCACCCCAACCACGTGTGGCAGATCGATGCCAGCCTGTGCGTGCTGTACTACCTCAATGCCCGCACCGAGGCCGAGAGCGGCCTGCAGGTGATGGAGCACGACAAGTTCTACAAGAACAAGCCGGCCAACCTCAAGCGCATCGAATCCGACCGGGTCTGGTCCTACGAGGTGACCGACCACAACAGCGGTGCCATCGCCGTGAACTACGTGCTGGGTGCCGAGAGTGGTGCCAACCTGGCCGAGTCCTTCATGGCTGCCATCCAGCAACGCGAGGGTGACCCGCTGCATGGTGTGCCCTTCATCTTGATGATGGACATGGGCAGCGCCAACACCAGCGGCATGTTTGCCAACCTGGCCCGGCGCCTGCAGGTCAAACTGATTGCCCACGCCCCAGGCAACGCCCGCGCCACCGGCCAGGTCGAAAAAGCGCGTGACCTGATCGAACGCAGCTTCGAATCCGGCTTGCGCCTGCGGCCAGTTGGCAGCCTGGATGAACTCAACGCCCAGGCTCAACGCTGGGCCCGCTGGTTCAATGCCAACAAGGTGCACACACGCCACGGCCGCACCCGGTACGAGCAGTGGCTCACCATCAACCCCGAGCAGCTGCGCATTGCCCCGCCGCTTGAGGTGTGCCGCGAGCTGCTGACCCACACGCCCGTGTCGCGCAAGGTACGCGACACCTTGACGGTCTCCTTCAATAGCCGTGAGTACGACGTGCGCAACGTACCTGGTGTGATGGTGGGCGAGTCCCTTCAGATCGCCCTCAACCCCTATGCGCTGGACACGGCAGTGGTGGTCGACACCAATGCAGACGGCCAGGAAGTGCTGCACAGCATTCCCCTGGTGGCGCGCAACGACGCTGGGTTCCGGGAAGATGCCAATGTCATTGGCGAGGACTGGGCCCGCCCATCCGACACCACGCTGGATGCCAACCGCAAGGAAGTCGAGCGCTTCGCGATGGACGCTGACACCGACGCCGAGGCCGAGGCCAAGCGCAAGGCCAAGTCGCTGCCCTTCGGTGGCCGCATCGATCCCTTCAAGGTGGTCGACCAGGCGCCCGAACGCACCTACCTGCCCAAGAAGGGCACCGACCTGGCTACCTCGACCACCACCCGCCAGGCCCCGGCCCGCGTGCTGTCGGTGTTCGAAGCTGCTGCCGAGCTGGTGCGCATGGGGGTGCAGATGTCCCGCGAGACCAGCGCCCAACTGCGCGCCTGGTACCCCGATGGCGTGCCTGAAGACCAACTGGACGACGTGCGCAACCGCCTCACGGTGCGCAGCGGACTGCGCGTTGTGGCCGGGGGTGGCGCATGAGCCTGGTCACGACCCTCAACGAACTGGGCGTGACCCAGGCCGAGCTGAGCAAGGCAAGCGGGCTGAGCCGCTCGGCCACCAGCCGCCTGGTCGCCCACGGAACCTGGCCGGCACGTGGTGCTGTCCAGGCCCGCCAAAAGCTGGAGGCGCTGCTGCGCGAGCGCGGCGCCACCGCTGACCAGGTGCTGGCAGCCCTGTTTGTGCAGCCCCTGAAAAAAGTTGACCCCGCCGAGTTGCACCTCGGCGAGGTCGTCCCCGAGAGCCCAGAACCAACCGAAACCCCTGAGGAGGTATCCATGCTACTGCAGAACGCTGCTTTGACCCCCGAGGCCCGCCGTCACTTCGGCCTGCCCCGCAACCCCTTCGTGGACGATGTCCAGTCGCCCGACGATGTGTTCCAGACCGCCTCGGTGCGCTACGTGCGCGCCACGCTGATGGACTGCGCCAGTCACCACGGCTTCGTGGCCATCGTGGGCGAATCCGGGGCTGGCAAGACCACCCTGGCCGAAGACCTGGAGGAGCGCATCAAGGCCGACAAACGCGATGTGCTGATCATCCGCCCCTATGTGCTGGCCATGGAAGCCAACGACCAGAAGGGCAAGACCCTCAAGAGCAGCCACATCGCCGAGGCGATTGCCGCCGCCCTGGATCCCCAGCTCAAGGTCAAGAGCAGCCCTGAGGCCCGGTTTGCCCAGGTGCATGCCCTGCTCAAGGCCAGCCGCCGCGCCGGCCGACGCCACCTGCTGGTGATCGAGGAGGCTCACTGCCTGCCCACGGCCACCCTGAAGCACCTCAAGCGCTTCCTGGAGCTCAAGGACGGTATGCAGCGCCTGATCGGCGTCGCCTTGATCGGTCAGCCCGAGCTGCGCGACCGCCTCGGCAGCCAGAACGCCGAGGTGCGCGAGGTCATGCAGCGCTGCGAGGTGGTCGAGCTGGAGCCCCTGGACGGTGAGCTCGAAGGCTACCTGCGCCACAAGTTCGCCCGCTTCGAGCTGAAGTTCGAAGACGTGTTTGCCGAGGACGCGGCCGATGCGATCCGCGCCCGCCTGGTGCACATCCCACGCGGTGGCAAGGCCACCGATGCCCGCAGCGAATGCCACCCCCTGGTGGTGAACAACCTGGTGTGCCGTGCCATGAATGCCGCCGCCAAGGCCGGCTGGCCGAAGGTTGACGCCCAGGTGATCACCCACTGCTGAGCCGAGGAGTACTCCCCATGAAAACCACCTCTGAACTCTCCCGCTGCGAGCAGCTCGGCGTGTGCCAGGCCTACGGCACATGCACCAAGTGCTTGATGGCCGGTCAGCGCCATCCCTTCGCGCCTGGCGTGATCGAACCTGACCACCAGGTGCCTCCTCGGAGCTTCGCCATTGCAGTGTGGGCCCTGGTCGCCCTGGCGCTGTTCACCATGGGCGCACTGATCTGGGTTGCCCTGGATGTGGGCGGCCTGATCCCTCACCTTTGGATGCTGGTGTCGTGAGCGAGATCTCGTGCCCCACCTGTGGTGTCGAGCTGACCATGACCCAGCTCTTCGCCAATGAGGACTCGCATCGGGCCTTTGCCCGCCTGGCGGACGTGTCGATTCCCCTGGGTTCGCGGGTGATGCAGTACCTGACACTGTTCACCCCGCCCAAGACCCGGCTGACGATCCCCAAGCAGGTCAAGCTGATCTTGCAGTTGCTGCCCGATCTGGAGCGCCAGGCCATCACCTTCAAGGGCCGGGACTGGAGCGTTCCGCTGCAGGCCTGGGCCCTGGGTATCGACCAGATGATGGCTGCCCGTGATGCTGGCCGGCTGGACCTGCCGATGTCGGGCCACGGCTACCTCTACGCCATCCTGGCCAGCATGGCCGATCGCGTGGAGGGATCTGCCGAGGCCCAGCGTGAGCAAGAGCGCCGCAACCCGGGCAGGCAAGCCACGCCCAACTCACCAGGCCCGGTGAGCGTGGTGGCGGCATTTGCTGCCGCGCCTGCACCTGTCCACACGTCACCGCCTGCACCTGTACCCGGCACCAGCCCACTGGTGCGCCGCATGCGTGAGGAGATGGCCCGCAAGGCCATGTCCGCCCCCAAAACCCCAGGAGAACCATCGTGACGAAACCCACCCATGAGCCCCGTGGCCGTCCGCGTTACACGCCGCAGGCCCGCCCGATCAACGCGGTGCCTCCAGCCCAGTACGACGCCATGCGCGCCCCGGTCTACAAGACCGCACCAGCCCCAGCCACCCGCACGGGTGCGCTGGACTTCAAGCGCATCGAGAGCCGCGGCTTTCGGTGCTGAGTTGTCCCGCACAGGAGAAGCCCAATGGCCGACATCGATCTGCCCTCAACTCAGAGGGCCAACCCCGAGAAGCTGGAGCGCTCGAAGCTCCTGACGCATCAACTTCTGCATGTCTGCCTCCAAGACGAGAGCAGCGACGTCGTCATGAATGCGCTGCTGAGCGCTCTGATCAACGTGGCCTATGCCGCCAACCGCCTGGAAGAGATGCCTAGCCGCATGGCGATGTTTTTGAACGAAGTGGCCCACGTCCAAGCCAACTTCACTTCGCCCACCCCCAAGCATTGAAAGAGTCTTTCCTATGACAACAGAACAAATCCCAGCCGGCTATTGGCAAGACGCCGCTGGCAACCTGATCCCCGAGTCCAAGGTCAAGGACATCGACAAGCTACGCCACCAGGTGGTGACCGATCTGTGCCTGCTTGCCGAACAGGCCCAGGCCGGCCTGCGTGCGTTCAAGGTGAATGCGATGCTGGAGGTCGCCGCCCTGGTGGCCACCAGCATGGAACAGTACGGCGTGAAGTCGGGCGGCGAGAAGGGCAATGTCACCCTGATGTCGTTCGATGGCCAGTACAAGCTGGTGCGCTCCATGCAAGACAAGCTGATGTTTGGCGAGCAGCTCATGGCGGCCAAAGCGCTGATCGACGAGTGCGTGCACGAGTGGAGCGAGGGCGCCAACGACAACATCCGGGTGTTGGTCAATCACGCATTCCAGGCCGACAAGGAAGGCAAGATCAACGTGGGCCGCGTGCTGGCCCTGCGCCGGGTCAACATCGACCACCCCAAGTGGCAGGCGGCCATGCAGGCGATCGCCGACAGCATGCAGACGGCCAGCACCAAGCCGTATGTGCGCTTCTACAAGCGTGTGGGCACGACCCAGGAATACCAGCCGATCCCGTTGGATATTGCGGCGATCTGAGGGGCGAGAAGATGAAAACTCAACCAGTTGAGGTGCGTCGACTTGCTGGGGTGATCGCCGACAAGATTGAGGACGGCACGCTGTTCCTTGCCGGAATCTACCCACGTCGGGTCTTGGCGGAGGTAATTCGCGAGCTGTTGCGGTCTGAAGTGGCGGCCTGTGGTCGGGCGCGGTCGTTGAGTGACGTCCTGGCGGTGTGCAGTTCCCGGCTGCATGCCGCCGCCGATGCCGGCCTCCTGATTAAGGACGATGCAAGTGGATGGAGTCCGCAGACTGTGGCGCACTACATCGATGCAGTTCTTCCCGACTTTGACCTTGCTGCTATGCGCGATGGGGAGGGCTGATGATGTCTCAGGTCCACCCCACAGAGACGACTGCCCGCCCGGCCCAGTTGCAGGCCAACCTGGCCGGTGCCTGGAAGACCGTCCTGACCTTTGACGCTGGTGACGACGCTGCCAGCGACAAGATCCAGCAAGGCGCACTCCTACTGCATGAAGCCTCGCCTGCCACCAGCTACCGCATCACTACGCGTGATCGGTATCCAGTTGTGTTGCGCCACTTGGGCAAGAACACCTACGGCATCTGGATGGATGCCAAGCACCACCAGTGATGTCTCCCTGGTCGGCCTGGCCGACTTTCCCCTCGGCCTGGCTGAGGGGCTTTTTCAAAGCTCACCACGGTGGTGGGCTTCGCAAAGGAAAGGACACCCCATGACACTCAAAGTGACTAGGACAGCGCAGCGCACCACCATCCGTGCGACAGGGTCCGATGCTGCGCGGTTGATGCACGCGCTCGCCACCCGGGGATCTCGGGAGAGCCTCGAAAGCATCGTCAGCGGGCTAAATCCCGTCCCAAAACGTCCCAATCTGCAAACCCAGGCATCCGGTGCGGCTACGGCCTCCAGCGGCTCCAGCGCCTCGCTTTTGGGGGCGGCATGAAACTGGCCAAAAACGGTGTTGAAACCGTGGGTGCAGTGACCGGTATGGCAGGTGCCCTGCTGCTGGCCATGCCCGCATTGCCGGGCTGGGGCTTCGGCGCGTTCCTGGTCAGCAACGCGGCCTGGTTGGTGTTCAGTGCGCAGCGCCGCCTCTGGCGCATGTTCGCCCAGCAATGCGTGTTCCTTGTCTCCAGCCTGCTGGGTCTGTGGAACTGGTGGCTTGGCCCGTTGCTGCTGGGGTGAGTCAATGGCTATCAAACCCGTCAACCGCAACAACGACCTGGCCGCGATCCACATCGCGCAGAAGGCCCTTGGCTTGTCGGCCGACGATGCCAGCGCTTTGAAGCTGGCCATCACCGGCCAGGCCAGCGCCGCCAAGATGACGACAGCCCAGCGCCGCCAGTACCTGGCCCACCTGAGCGGGCTGCAGGCCCGAGCAGCTCGGGATCGGGGCGAGAAGCCGGCGTACGAGCCCGTGCGGCCAATGGCGCAGCGCAGTACGGCCGACGACCAGGACGACCGTTGGGCA